CTTGTAATTCAGCACTAGCTTTTTGAATGAGCAATGGCAAGCGTAGTCGTTGAATAGTATTGTCTAGAACGACACTTTGGGTCTGATGAAGATTGATCTACATTTATGGGTACCCAAACATATTCAACGCTAGGATCAACAACTTGAGATTCGACACGTTTTTTTACAATGCCGTTATCGATAATCCATCCTGCACCCTCAACAACTCCATATATTAAAGCGCCAGCTACTCCAAAACGAATCATGCTTGCGACTGTTGAACCTGTTGCAGATGCAGTAACAGGAACTCGTGCAGTTCGACGCATTGTTTTTTCAGCAATTCTGTCAAGGGTGGTTGCTTCAATTACTTTTGCTAAAGGGTCATAAACAATTGTTTTAACGTTATAATTTTTCCCAACAGCATAAGCTGTAGAAAATGAATTAAAATAAATGACAAATGAAATTAATACTTTAATGAATATTAAAGCTATATCTTTAACACGATAAGAAGTGTAATTAAAAATAACATAGCGGTTTTATCCAAAAAATATTGATGCTACTTGTTCAGGTTCACTCATTACTTCACGCTCCGCTCGGTTTCGCGCGTCTACGCACGTACCAGCGGAGCGCGAAGTAGTAAAGAAAACCGACACTAGGTCGGTTCAATTTGTTAATTAATTAACCGCTATTAACTGTACGTTTACCATATCGCCAAATCAGTAAGCCGATTAAGACAAGGATTAAAGCACCGTACATTGCTTTTTGAGAGTTAAGAATTGATGTAACCTCACCAGTTACACCCTCCAAAAACAGTTGAGCGATTCCAGTACCTTCCGCAGCGTTTGCAGATGTAGTACCAACTAACGCAGTACCCAAAACGGCTGTACCTATGCCGTATTGTTTTAAGTTGTTGCGGAAACGTTCAAACCAAGTTTTTTCATGAACAGATTGAGTTACAATCTTTTCAACATTTTCTAATTGCCCCATGGGATTCTCCTTTAGGCTTTTTTTAGAATTAGGGAAATTAAGCCGTAACTAATTGAACCAATCATGATTTTCATTAAAGCCACTGAAAGCATGTCTGATTGCGATTGTGTTATTGCAAAGTATTCCCACCAGTGTTGGTTAGCCGAAGCCAACGCAGTTAGGCACTGATTTAATTGTTCAGTTGTTTGATCAGTGCCCATTCTTTAGCCCCCACACTTCGACATGTGAAATGGCAAATATTGTCGGTGAAATAATGAATAACAATTTGGGCATTCGACTTGATTATCGCCCTGTATTGCTGTTATATTTCTAATCATAATTTCACCTAAGTTATTGATTTATTTACATATTATACATTATACGAAATGATATATTTTAAGCATTTGATATGTATAGATATTTTTAGATTTCAACCTTAGTGGCTTTGTTGATTTCATTTCTAAATGCTTTATCTACAGCACGTTCATCCAGTGGTTTAGACGCTGTAAAATCCAAAGCAACCAATTGAGCCACTGGAACTTTACGACTCACATCAAGTCTAAAAATCAATTGTGCTTCGGCTGGCAATTTCTGACCTTGATAATCATAGAAAAATTGAGCACCTTTGATTTTGTACTCTGTTGATTTCATGCCAATCGCTCCAGAAGCAATTTCTTCCTCTGTAAATGGCTGTAAAACTGTTACCACAGTATTTGACCAATCTACAGATCGACCATCTGCAACCATGTTGCCTTCAGATTTACGAATACCTGCGATTGTTAAAATTGGTTGATCAATAGCGCTCATGCTTAATACTCCTAAGCTATTTTGTAATTAAACTGACTCTGTGGTTCTTCGTACCAGTCAGGCAGTTGTTGATTGAAGTCGATCTCAACGAGCTTCATGAACGGAATGATGTTTGATGCCTTCTCATCATGAAGGTTTTGCAAGTAAGCTTTTGAAAAGCCACATTCACAAAGTTGTGAAAGCAAATTGTGGAATTGAGATTTGCCATAATTGTTTTTTACTTCTTCAATGCCTTTTTCTCGAATTAGGCAATACATGGCAAATAGATTTCTAACTTTGGTCGGTGAAGCTTTACCTGACTTTGTAATAACAATTTCAGAACTTTCAATCGCTTTCAGGACACTTGTATCATCTGTTAATTTCATAGATTGACCCCTCAAGGCATCAAAAATACTACTTGTGGCTTTAGTCCAAAGTGTTTGTAAAAGGTTTGGGTTTTGACGTTGAAACTTAATTAATTCAAATAGATTAGTCGGTATACCGTTACGTTCTAGCCAACGTTTCTTTAAACGTGATTCAAAACGAGCTAGACCGACAGTCCAGTTAATAAGACGAATATCAGACATGACTTCAACGACTCGCATCGCAGATTTATTATTAAATTTAGCGAGTTGCTTTTGTTCTTCGAATTGCGCAAGAAACTCATCATATTTTAAATAACACTTATGATTAACGAGTCGTGAAGTCTGACCACCCCAATAAACTGTTGAGTCATAACGTTTATTACTTAAACGTGTTTGACCGTTAGAAACATTTGATAAAAATTGAAGAACTTTATTCGCTGTAAATTGATCTTTTAATCTCGCTGAATAAGTTACATCAATATGCGAAACCCAAGCTTTAGGCACATCAAGCATTCTTGATAAAAGCGGATAAGCAACATCTAAGAAGCCAAGCATCTCAAAAGCACCCTGCTCTATATTGTCACTTCCAAATACATTGTGACCTTGCATTAATTTCGCAGGACTTGCCTTAATCTGAACGTAAGGTTCATAGGCTGAATCAAAAAATACTTTTAAAGCCATACCAGTGTAATGCGTTGGTACAGATTCAAACGGATGAAATAAAGCTGATGCAGAAATGGTCCCATCATCATTCTTATTCACCGATCTTGAAGCTAGTGGGATTTCTAAACTATGTGGATCAACATCTATAAAAAAATAACGTCCTTCGGCATCTACTGAATAGAAGCTCGATTCAAACGGTATATTTATACAAATATGATCTAGCATCGCCAAAAATCCACATGCATGCAGTTATGCAACAAGCGAAAGTTAACACAAATATGCAAGTATGCGCAATACATGCATGCAAAAATACATGTATGATTTTCCACATGTTGATTTTGGTATGAAAAAAATGGTTCAAAGCGTTCGAATTAACGACCAAGAGCAAGAAATGCTCAGGAAAAAAGCAGTTGAATTAAACAAAATATTAATTCAAAAAGGACAACAGCCAGTTAGAGACAGCGAGTTAATACATATTCTAGTAGAAGAAGGTTTAGAACTATTAGAAGTTAGTAACAGCGGTACTGTGAAAATTATAAAGTAAGGTGAAAATTCCGAAATTTCGGACTAGAGTCCACCATTAGAAAGCGTGGACTCTCCTACTCGTCCAAAAAATCCATGATTATGCCCTTTTCATAGTCATGAAATTTACGTAAATGACTGTAGAGCTGTGAAAAAACTAAGGTTCTTCCGCAGTATTGGCATGTGACATATTTATTAGTTAAATCATTGATAAATATATTATCTAAATTATTGATATTATTATATTTTCTTTTATGTGACGTATTTCGCATAATGTAGATTGATGTTAAATGCACTGGTGTTACTTGCAGATTGTAACATCATTGACAATGTGCAAAAGTTGTTCAACTTGAACACATTGTCAATGACGAAGCAAGTAACATAATCTGAGATATTATGCGAAATAACATGAATTAAGAAATTGATATACATACTTTTAATACTTATAAAATTTAAACCTGAGCCACGCCAATCTCAATTTATTAAGACTTAAAAGCTATCAATCCATCTAGAAATGAATTTTATCTCGATGCATCTCTACAATCGTTAACCAAGCTTTGGTTGCTGGACTCATTGCTACAGTCGTATTCCAAGCCATACTCAATGTCCAATGTAATTTAGGCTCATTAAGGATTGCTGAGCAAAACTTCCCTTGATCTAACTGATCACAATAAATTTTGGGCAATATGGCGATCCCCATATTAAACTCCACCATTTTGGTGATAAAGTCCCACT